TCTGATTGGAAAGAATGGAAAGAATCAATAGTATTCAATTTTATTGAAGATAACTACTTTTCTGAACTTAAACAATCAGAAATGTTAAGAGAAAGATTTGAAATGTTAGGAAGCTTAGATGAATATGTAGGCAAATATATTTCAAATGAATGGATACGTAAAAACGTATTACGACAAACTGACGATGAAATTGAAGAAATTCAAAAACAAATCGACCAGGAAACCAAAGATGGACAAAATGCTCCACCTGATGGTGAGGACCCACGTTGGAATGATTAGTGGGAAAGATAATTTTATAAATATATAAACAAGGATTGAAAAACTATGAACGTAGATGATTTGATATTAAACATTAAAGATGGCAATAATGTGAAAGCTAATAAACAGTTTAATACTGTTATGGCTGATAAAATGACAGCTGCACTTGATGCTAAAAAAATAGAAATAGCATCAGGTATGATTCAGCGTAAAGCCAAAGAACAACAAGAAGAGGAATAATTCCTCTAAACTAGGTATTTAAATGAAATTAATAACAGAATACGTAGAAAATAATTTAGAAGTTATTGCAGAACAGAAAAAGAATGGAGAAAAGAATTACTTCATTGAAGGCGTGTTCATGCAATCGAATAAAAAGAACAGAAACGGTCGTATTTACGAAAAAGCTTCATTAGAGAAAGCTGTAGATAAATACGTTACCGAACAAGTTAAAACAGGAAGAGCTGTTGGAGAGTTAAATCATCCAGAAGGACCAACAGTAAACCTAGATAAAGTTTCACACAAAATCAATGATTTGCACTGGCAAGGAAATGATGTTGTAGGAAAGGCATCAATACTTAAAACCCCAATGGGAAAAATAGTCGAAGGACTTCTCGAAGGTGGAGTTAAGCTTGGTGTTTCAAGTCGTGGTATGGGAAGTCTTGTATCGAAGAATGGCGCTCAATATGTGGGAGATGACTTTATGTTATCTACTATAGATATTGTTCAAGACCCAAGTGCTCCAAGTGCTTTTGTAAATGGAGTTATGGAAGGTGTTGAATGGGTATGGGATAATGGGCTAATTCGTCAACAAGATATTGAAGTAATTGAGACTGAAATTAAACGTGCTCCACGTAAGGATTTACATGAAGCTGAAATAAGAGCGTTTAAAAATTTCCTCTCTAAAATAAACTCAAAAATATAGGGAGACTATTATGTCAGACGACATTCACAATAATGACATCGTAGATTCTGTTGAAGAGCTAGAGCTCGTTGAAAATGAGAATTTAGACGAGGACGCTCATGCTATGAAGAAAGACGAAGACGACAAAGAAGAAGTCAAGTCTGGAAAAAAGTATGAGGGCAAGCACGAAGATGACGAAGAAGAAGTAAAGGAAACTGAAGACGAGGAAGATGAAGAGGAAGTTAAAGAATATAACGAATCTGAAGTCAAACAAGTTGAAATTCCTAAAACTAAAGCTGCAGTCATTCAAGCAACAGTTGATATGATGAAAAAAATGAAAAGTGGAGAAGCGAAAGAGCTATATGCACAAGTTATGGAAATTGACGGTGTATCCCCTGAAGTTAAAACAGAAAAAGAAGCAGAAAATGCAGTTAAAGGTAAAATGCCTGAGCCTAAAGCAAAAGCTAAGGTTGAAGCAATTGACTTTGACGAAGACTTAGATGCAATCATCAAAGAAGAAGCTACTTTATCTGATGGATTCAGAGGAAAAGCTGGAGCAATTTTCGAGGCTGTACTTACTAGCAAATTAAGCGAAGAAGTTGAAAGACTTGAAGCTGAATACGCTCAAAACTTAGAAGAAGAAGTAACTGAACTTCAAACTTCTCTTGTAGAAAAGGTAGATTCATACCTTAACTATGTAGTTGAAGGTTGGATGAAAGAAAATGAACTTGCAGTTCAACAAGGTCTTAGGACTGAAATTGCTGAAGAATTTATGACTTCTTTACAAGGTGTGTTCAAAGAACACTACATCGAAGTACCTGAAGGTAAAGATGACTTAGTTGATGACCTCAACGAACAAGTCACTGAACTTGAAGAAACTTTAAATAAAACCACAGATGAAAATATCAAACTACATGAAACTGTTCAAGAATTTGAAAAGCAACAAGTAATAAGAGAACATTCATCAGGGCTTGCAGAAACTGAAGCTGAGAAATTAGCATCATTAGTAGAAGATATCGAATTCGATAACAAAGAATCTTTCGAAATGAAAGTGAAAACTGTTAAAGAATCATACTTCCAAAATGATTCTACTGAATCAGTGGACGAAGTAGACAGTTTATTAGGAGCTGGAGAGATGGAAATCGATTCTTCAGATACTATGAACCAATACACCCAAGCTATAACTAATTTCACTAAATAAGGGAAACAAAAATGTTTAACGCAGATAAAAACTTAATGGAAAAGTGGAGTCCTGTACTCGATCACGAGTCAGTTTCACCAATCCAAGACAACTACAAGAAAGCTGTAACAGCTAGATTGTTAGAAAACCAAGAAATTGCCCTACAAGAAGAAAGAAATCAAATGCGAGGAAATTTTATTTCTGAAGCAGCTGCAGCCAATAATATTGGCGGTGGTAATATTGGTTCATTTGACCCAGTATTGATATCTCTCGTACGTAGAGCAATGCCTAACTTAATTGCATATGATATCGCTGGCGTTCAGCCAATGAGTGGTCCTACAGGACTTATCTTTGCAATGAAATCAAAATACTCAACTCAGGGCGGTACTGAAGCTTTATTTAATGAAGCTGATACTGACTTCTCAGGTACAGGTACACATCAAGCAGACCCAACAGGTCTATCTGGTGTAACTGATGCTGATACTGACGGAACTATTGCAGACGAAGCTGATACTGTATCTACATACGGTGAAGGTCTTGCAACAAGTGCGGCAGAAAGATTAGGAGTTGGCGAAACTGGTGACGGTGCATTCGGTGAGATGGCTTTCTCAATCGAAAAATCAACTGTTACTGCTAAGTCAAGAGCTCTAAAAGCTGAGTACACAATGGAATTAGCACAAGACCTTAAAGCAATCCACGGATTGGATGCTGAAGGCGAATTAGCTAATATCCTATCAGCTGAAATCTTGGCTGAAATCAACAGAGAAGTTGTAAGAACAATCTTGAAGAAAGCTAAAATCGGTGCTCTTCAAAGTTCAACAGCGGTTTCTGGTATTTTTGATGTTAACACAGACTCAGACGGTAGATGGATGGTTGAGAGATTTAAAGGTCTCATCATGCAGATAGAGAGAGAATGTAATGTTATCGCTAAAGAAACAAGAAGAGGAAAAGGTAATTTCATTATCTGTTCTTCAGACGTAGCTTCAGCTTTAGCAGCTGCTGGAATGTTAGATTACACACCAGCTTTAAGCGCTAACTTAAATGTTGATGACACAGGTAATACTTTTGCTGGTGTTCTTAACGGAAGAGTTAAAGTTTACATCGATCCTTATGCTACTGTTGACTTCGTTTGTGTTGGATACAGAGGTACTAACCCATATGACGCAGGGATGTTCTATTGTCCTTACGTTCCTTTAACAATGGTTAAAGCAGTGGGTGAGAATGATTTCCAACCAAGAATGGGATTCAAAACAAGATATGGTATGGTCGCAAATCCATTTGTTGCCGCTGACGGTACAGGTACTGACAGAGCTAACCAATACTTCAGAATCTTCAGAGTTGACGACATCATGGTGTAAGCCAGAGTTAATCACACTCAAATTAAAGGGGGCTTTTTTAAAGCCCTCTTTTTTTGTGTATATATAGTATAGTACATAATAAAAACACATACACACAGGAGGAAAAATTATGTCAAATGGAAAATCAGGGTTCGAAATCAGAGCCGACTTACTTAATCAAGCACAAGGACTACTAGAAGGAAATATCTATAGGAATAACGAAGCTATTGTTGAGCACAATAATAACTTCCCTAATGATAGAAAACCTTATGGTGACCAATTTGTTTCTACAGAAGAAGTTATTTCTACTGCTAGAAAACTTAATGAGTTTGTAAACGAGAAGTAATTAACACGGGGTCTTAACTGACCCCACAAGTTTTATAAATAGATATATGGCAACATTAACTACAAATAAAAATTTTTTAAGTCCTGTTGGATTTCAATTTAAGATATCTAGCAGTCAATATCCAAACTTAGAATATTTTGCTGTTGCTGCTACATTACCAGGCCTGAGTATGTCGGCAACACAAACGCCATATAGAGGAGTCAATTTGCAATTTACCGGTGATAGACTCCAATTTGAAGATTTAACATTACGAGTTAACATAACTGAAAATCTAGAAAATTATATTGAAACGTTTGATTGGTTGCATAACGTAGCTCAATCTAAAAATTCAGAAGATTTAAAAGTTGATGCTACACTTTTAATCTTATCTTCTCATAATAATGTAGTAAAGGAAGTAGAATTTAAAGGAGTGTTTCCAACAGCAATATCTCCTATAGAATTTGACGCGCAAGCTGATTCAATACAGTATGTGCAAATGGATATAAGTTTCTCATATACGTATTTCGAATTTAAATAATCCTTTACTTTTTAATAAAAATATGATATAATATAATAGTATGAATAATTTGCAACAAATATTAGAAATGTGGAAAACCGATTCGGTTATCGATGAAATGAATTTAGATGAAACATCAAGAGATTCCGCAAAACTCCACGGTAAATACCTAGAAATACTTTCAGTAAACCGCATGAAACTCAAAAAAGCTGAGCTTGAATTTAAGGTGCTTCTTAAAGACAAATGGATGCATTATAATGGCAAGATGAGTAAAGAAGAAATGGACGAAAAAGGTTGGGATTATGACCCACTTAACGGACTTACAGTATTAAAAGGGGATATGGATTATTATTATGATTCTGACCCTATCATTCAAGAAGCTCAAGCTAAAATAGAATATCTCAAAGAAGTATGTGATACAACTAAAGAGATACTTGAAAATATTAAATGGAGACATCAAAATATTAAGAACATGATTGAGTGGAGAAAATTCACTAGCGGAATCTAATGGATAGTATAACCATTCAAAAGAAGAACGAAGTCTTTTTAAATGTTCAATGCGACCCATCAATTGAGATGGAATTATCTGAACACTTCCAATTCTTTGTACCAGGATATAAGTTTATGCCAGCATATCGTAATCGTATGTGGGACGGCAAAATAAGATTATTTGATAGTAGAAAGAAAACATTATACACTGGACTATACAAATACTTATGCGAGTTTTGTGACGTGAGAGATTATAACCTAGAAGTGATAGAATCACCCCAATATGGTACACTCGAATCCGCCCTCAGCCCTGACATTGAAGGGCTATTATCAAAATTGTCCCTTTCTGTGAATGGGGCTGATATAACACCTAGGCAATATCAACTTGAGGGACTCTCGCACACGCTTTCAAAAGAGAAAACCTTATTGTTATCACCCACTGCCTCTGGGAAGAGTTTAATCATATATTTAGCAATAAGATATTACCTAGATGTTTTTGAAGGTAACGTTTTGCTTATAGTACCTACGACATCATTAGTAGAGCAAATGTATTCTGATTTTGGAGACTATTCTTCTAAAGATACTTGGTCTCATGAACAAAACTGCCATAGAATATATTCAGGTAAAGAAAAGTTTGAAGTAAATAAAAGAGTCTTTATATCAACTTGGCAATCAGTTTATAAATTACCTCAATCTTGGTTTGCTGATTTTGGTATGGTTATAGGAGATGAAGCTCATAATTTTAAAGCAAAGTCATTAACATCTATTATGGAGAAATGTACTAATGCCAAATATCGTATGGGTACTACTGGAACATTAGATGGAACACAAACTCATCAGTTAGTATTAGAAGGTTTATTTGGTCCAGTATATCAAGTGACGACTACAAAAGAATTAATGGATAATGACGATTTAAGTCAATTAGATATAAATATATTAATATTAAAATATAAAGAAGAATACTGTAAACAGATAGTAAAAGAAAAATATCAACAAGAGTTAGATTTTATTGTAAGATACGAGCCTCGTAATAATTTTATAAGTAATCTAGCTTTAGACCAGAAAGGTAATACATTGATACTTTTTAATTATGTAGATAAACATGGTAAACCTTTGCACAACTTATTGCAAACACGTATGCCAAAAAATAGGAAGTTATTTTACGTATCAGGAGAGACAGATGTCGATACAAGAGAATCAGTCCGTGAGATTACTGAAAAAGAGAAGGACGCCATTATTGTTGCTTCCATTGGAACTTTTAGCACTGGTATTAACATTAGGAACTTACATAATATTATCTTTGCTAGTCCAAGTAAAAGTCAAATTAGAGTCCTTCAGTCGATTGGGCGAGGATTAAGAAAGAGTACTGATGGACAGAATACTAAGATATATGATATAGCAGATGACTTACATTGGAAGTCTCAAAAGAATTACACATTGCAGCATGCCGCTGAAAGAATAAAAATATATTCAAAAGAACGATTTAATTACAAAATGTTTGATATAAATATATAATATGGAAGGATTAAATATAAGACATTTTAAACTGATGAATGGCGAGGAAATTATTGGACTCGTTGCAGTAACAAATGATGATAATTATATAGTAGAAAGACCAGTTAAACTGCATCCAAGTGTATTGGGTGGAATGCAGTTTAGTTCTTGGTTTCCTTTCAGCGAAGCAAAACAATTTAAAGTACTTAAGAGTAATATAATACAACATGTTTCTATAGCAGAGTCTATCAAAGAAACGTATGTGCAGTTTGCTCTTAAAATGGATAGACCCGTTGAAGCTGTTCAAACTAAAACAGACCAAGAAATCTTAGAAGAATATGAGAATCGCTTGGTCAATGATTATGCTGAAGACGGTATACCGGAACTGGATAAGAAGAGAACTATACACTAATTAAGTATACCTCTATCCTCCCGGATACTATATTATTATATCATACTTTTGTGAATTTGTAAACGGTTATTTCACTAAAAAATAAAAAAAATATGTTTACATTTAAGTGAAAATATGTTATAATATATTATTATGGAGATAAATTATGGCACAGAAATTAAAGCCTAAAGAAAAGCCGCATTACGTCAATAACAAAGAGTTCTCTCAAGCAGTTATGGACTATGCAGTTGAAGCACACACAGCAAGAGAGAACAATAAACAAGTTCCAACAGTAACAGACTATATTGCAAAATGCTTTATTCGTATCGCTGAAGGATTATCACACAGACCTAACTTTGTTCGATATACTTATCGTGAAGAAATGGTTATGGATGCAGTTGAAAACTGTTTAAGAGCAATTGGTAATTATAATATCGATACTGCTACAAGAACAGGTAAGCCAAATGCATTCTCATACTTTACTCAAATTTGTTATTTTGCTTTTATACGTAGAATAACCAAAGAAAAGAAACAACAAGATATTAAATTTAAATTCATCGAAAAGATGGGTATTGAAGATTTTGTTGCAATGGGTATGGATAATGCAGGTGCCGAAGAAACTATGGCATATGTTGATACATTAAGACAAAGGATTGGTACTATACGTACTAAAGATGAAGCTATTAAGAAATTTGCAAAAGAGGAGAAGAAGCGAGAGAAAGAAAAACTTGAGCTGTTTATGTCATGAAAAAAATGAATACAAAGCAAAAGAATAGGAACAACGTTATCTCAGCTAAACGATTTCGTCATGCGCAAAAGAGAAAACCACATGTCAAGAAAATAATGGCATCAATGAATAGGATTAAACTTGCTCATAGAAGAATGGAAAGAGCTCAAAGACGTTTAATTAAAAATGCTATAGCAGCAAAAAGTCAAGGAACAGTACTATGAAAGTAGCTATATTGAATGACACTCATTGTGGTGTCAGGAATAGTAGTGATATATTCTTAAAGTATCAAGAACGCTTTTATGAAGAGGTATTTTTTCCTTATTTAAAAGAACATAATATTAAAAATATCCTACACCTAGGAGACTATTATGAGCATCGCAAATTCGTCAATTTCAAAGCTCTTAATCAAAATAGAAAACATTTTCTTGAACCTTTAAGAGATGCAGGGATTACTATGGATATTATTCCTGGCAATCATGATGTTTATTTCAAGAACACAAACGAACTTTGTAGTTTAAAAGAATTACTAGGCTACTTCACGTCTAATGTTAATATTATTATGAAGCCAACTGTATTAGATTATGATGGACTTGGAGTAGCAGTAATACCTTGGATTAATAATTCGAATTATGAAGAATATACCAAGTGGGCCATGCAATGCAAAGCTCCAATACTTGGCGCTCATTTAGAATTAAAAGGATTTGATATGATGGCAGGGATGCCTAATCCACATGGTATGAGTGCTGATGTATTCTCAAGATTTGAAATGGTTTTATCAGGTCATTTTCATACAAGAAGTTCTCAAGGTAATGTAACGTATCTTGGTTCTCAAATGGAATTTACTTGGGCTGATGTTGATGACCCTAAGTTTTTTCATGTACTTGATACTGAAACAAGAGAGATTACACCAGTTCGTAATCCAATAACAATATTTAAGAAAGTCATATATGATGATTCTAAAACTAATTATGATGAAGTAGATGTAAAACAATACGAGAAACATTTCATTAAACTGATTGTTATAAATAAAAATGACTTATATATGTTTGATAAGTTTATTGATAGATTGCAGAATATAGAAACATATGAGCTCAAAATAGCAGAAAGCTTCGAAGAGTATCTGGGAGAAAGCGTAGAAGACGAGAAAATATCCCTTGAAGATACTAATCAACTTCTAGACTCGTATGTTGAAGCTGTAGACACGGACTTAGATAAAGAACATTTAAAAGTCGAATTAAGAAAACTATATACTGAAGCACAAAACTTAGAGGTAGTATGATACATTTTAAATCATGTGAGTGGGAGAATTTCCTCTCCACTGGTAGTGACCCCATAAAAATACAATTAGATAGAACACCAACAACATTAATCGTAGGCCAAAATGGCGCAGGTAAATCTACTTTACTTGATGCTCTTTCATTCGGCTTATTTGGTAAACCACATCGTGATATCAAAAAAGACCAAATGATTAATAGTATCAATAAGAAGAAAACATTAGTAACAGTTGAAATGACAATTGGAAGCCATGACTTTAAAATCGTAAGAGGAATCAAGCCAGGTAAATTTGAGATATATCAAAACGGCAATCTGATTAACCAGGCTTCTAATGCTAGAGATTATCAAAAGTTTCTAGAACAAAATATTCTTAAGTTAAATCATAAGTCATTTCACCAGGTAGTTGTACTTGGTTCATCTTCGTTTATACCATTCATGCAATTACCAGTATGGTCAAGAAGAAATATTATAGAAGACCTATTGGACATCAATATCTTTTCAAAGATGAATATGTTATTAAAGGAAAGAAACTCTAAAATAAAAGATGAGTTAACTGATATTAATCATCAAATAGAAATCTTTAAAACAAAGCTTGATGCTCAAAGTAAATATATTAAAGATTTACAAGAACTTAATGATGACCAGATTGAAAA